ATTGTTGAAATAAAGCCTTTTGTGTATCACCGAATTTATGAAATAAAGACATCATTTTATCAGTATATGTTGGTGGGCTCTTTAAATCTTCTTCACTAAATCCAAGTTCTTGGAAATGTTGTCTTAATTCAAGATAAATGTCTAACATTTCCCTTAATCCTGAAGAATGGCTTAAAAAATTTTCAAATGGTTTCATTACATATAAATATAAACCCCCACCAAAAATGATGAGGGTTTATTTGTGAATGATTAAAGGATACTTATTCTTTTCTTTTCTTGTTTTTTGTAATTAGGTACGAATACCGTTAAAAGTCCATCTTCAATGGTTGCTTCAATGGAAGATGGGTTATATCCTTCTCCGACTGTAAATTGTTTTGAAATTGATTTGGATTTTTCTTCACCATTCAATTTATAAACTCTTTTTCCTTCAATGTGAATAACACCATTTTCCATTTCAACTTTTAAGTTTGATTTGTTAAAGCCTGCTACTTCTAAGAAAAGATAGGCACCGTCATTTGTGTTGTTTATTTCATATTTTTCCTCATTGGTATTTTTGGGTGATGAACTTGAATACCTGTAGGATGGAGTTGAATTAAAAAAATTCTCCATAATGTTTCCGAAATCTGAATTTAAATAAACCATAATTTTGTTTTTTGTTTTAAATTTATTATTTATATTTGTAATAATCAAGTTCAATGCCACACGACAATTTCTGTCAATATGTAAGTTCTTTCTAATATAACATGTCATAATGACATACAATAAAAAAATAAAATGACAATTTGTCAAATAATTTGGCAATGTCCCAAATTTGATACATCTTTGTAAAAATTAATTAACTATGAACGATATTATGGATGATGACGACAAAATAATGAGTAAAAAACAAAAACAAAATTCAGACAGTAATACACCTGTTTTGGATAATTTCAGTAGAGATTTAAATAAATTAGCGGAAGCTGGTAAGTTAGATCCTGTTATTGGACGTGATAGAGAGATTTTAAGAATCGCTCAAATCTTATCTCGCAGAAAGAAAAACAATCCTATTATTATAGGTGAACCTGGTTGTGGTAAAACTGCAATTGTTGAAGGTTTGGCAATGAAGATTGTAAGTGGAGAATGTCCTAAGAATCTTATTGATAAAAGAATTGTAAATCTTGATTTAACTTCAGTTGTTGCTGGCACAAAATATCGTGGTCAGTTTGAAGAAAGAATGAAGGTTATTATTGAAGAACTTCAGGCAAACCCTAACATCATTATCTTTATTGATGAGATTCATACCCTTGTTGGGTCAGGTAATTCCGCAGGTTCAATGGATGGTTCCAATATTTTCAAACCAGCATTATCTCGTGGTGAATTGCAATGTATCGGAGCAACAACTCTTGATGAATTTCGCAAAAATATTGAAAAAGACGGAGCATTGGAACGTAGATTCCAAAAGGTAATTGTTGAACCATCTACAGTTATTGAGACAATTCAAATTCTTAAAAATGTTCGTGAAAAATATGAAACATTCCATAAGGTAACTTATTCCGATGAAGTTATTGAAGCTTGTGTAAAATTGGCGGATAGGTATATTACCGATCGTGAATTTCCTGATAAAGCATTTGATATCTTGGATGAAGTTGGAGCTCGTATGCAAACCGACATAAAAATTCCTGAAGTAATAGAAGAATTAAAAAAGAAAGCTTCGGAACTTAGGCAATTGAAAATGGATGTAGTTAAAAAACAAAACTATGAACAAGCAGCAGAATTACGAGATAAAGAAAAAAAATTATTGACTAAACTTGAAACTGAAAAAACCAAGTTTGAAGAAAATCAATCAAAAGATAAAAAAATAATTTCACTTGAAAACGTATATGATGTTGTATCTAATATGGTAAAAATTCCTGTCAATAAAATGAGTATTGATGATAAAAACGCCTTAATTAATTTAGATAAAGAATTGATGGGTAAAGTTATTGGTCAGGACTCAGCAGTTATCAAGATTGCAAAATCAATCAAAAGAAACAGATTGGGAATTAAAGATCCAAATCGTCCAATCGGTTCATTCGTATTCTTGGGTTCAACAGGTGTTGGTAAAACATACTTGGCAAAACAATTGGCAAAAGAAATGTTTGGTTCTGAAGATTCCTTAATCCGTGTGGATATGAGCGAATATCAAGAAAAACATACAATATCAAAATTGGTTGGAGCTCCTCCAGGATATGTTGGATATGAAGAAGGTGGACAATTAACAGAAAAAGTTAAGAACAAACCATATTCAGTAATTTTATTTGATGAAGTGGAAAAGGCTCATAAAGATGTATTTTCTATTTTACTTCAAATATTAGATGATGGGTATGTCACAGATAGTCTTGGTAGAAAGATTAATTTTAAGAATACATTAATCATCTTAACATCAAACTTAGGAGTTAAGAAATTACAAGACTTTGGTACAGGTATTGGTTTCTCAAATAATATGTACGCAAATGAAGAAGCTAAAAAACAAGTATTAATGAAAGAGATGAAGAATTTCTTTTCTCCTGAATTCTTAAACCGTATTGATGACACAATTGTATTCAATTCATTAAGTCCTGAAGATATTAAGAAAATAACCGATATTGAACTTAAGAAATTAGTTGCTCGTCTTAAAGATATGAAATACACAATTACTTATGATAATACTTTAATTGATTATCTTGCAAAAGTTGGATTTGATGAGTCTTACGGGGCAAGACCTCTTAAGAGAGCAATTCAAGATAAAGTTGAAGATCTATTATCTGAAGAAGTATTAACAGGTAAAATGATTGAAAATAAAACTTACACAATAAAAGTTGTGGATGAAATTATTAAACTTGAAAAGAAGGGTAAATAACCCTTCTTTTTTTTATAACTAATATTCGGCATATTTATTAATAAATTTAATGCCAAATCTTGTAGCATATAATCCAGGTGGTTTAGTAGCAGATGCATTACAGTTCGGAACAATTGTAATGGATGTTAATAATACCGTTAATCCAGGTTCTTTAATCTGGTGTCCAGATTACGGAATATGTGATCAATACTTTATAATAACTGATAGTTATACAAACGGAAAAACATCTCAAATAAATTCCAGAGCGATGGGATTTCCAACAACAGGATTGACCGATTCAGCATTAATATTATCAATTAATAAATTAGCAGCATCAAAATCTTCAGGACCATTTGCAACTTTAACAAACGCAATTACTTGGGCGATTAGCGAAGGATACTTTATTATAAATCAAGAATACCCTTCAATAGTTACAAGTGGTTGTATATTGAATTTAGATGCTAGTTTACCTGCATCATATCCGTTAGTATTAAGTAATTGGTACGATTTATCTGGAAATGGAAATACTGGAACCTTAAGCGGTGCAACATATTCATCATCATCATACGGTAATTTATTGTTTGTTTCATCAAGTTCTAATTATATTTCATTTGCATCAACATCAAATATTCCTTCAGGAAATAGTAATTATACTATTAGTACTTGGTTTAATCCAAGCTCTTTAGGAACTAAAGGATTAGTAGGTTGGGGTAATTATGGCACAACAAATCAAGTTAACTCATTTAGACTTTCAGCAACAGGATTAGTTAATTCTTGGCAAGGAAATGATTTATCCGTAACTACAAGTTTAAGTACAAGTACTTGGTATAATGCTGTTGTAAATTTTAACGGAACAACAAGAGAAATTTGGGTAAATGGTGTCTCAGCAGGTAGTGATACTCCGACAAGCCATAATGTGACAACAACATCAAATTTAACTATTGGTGTTACAAATAATACAGAATATTTTGACGGATCAATAGGAGAAGTTCAAATATTCAATAGAGCATTAACATCAACTGAAATTGTTCAAAATTATAATGCCTTATTACCAAGATATAATAATACCTATACAGACCCTTGTATTACTCCTGTATATTGTACTCCAACACCAACGCCAACTTTATCAATATACACATTTTGTTTAGGATATAGTGCAACAAATTGTGAAATTGCATGTTCTGCATCATGTACCACATATTATAGTTATTGTTCAACTCTTACAACAAGTTGTTCTTTATATACAGATACTAGTGGTTCAACAGCTCCTGACGGGTATTATAGTGATGGTGTAAATTGTTATCATTTAGTGACTCCACCTGTTACTCCAACAACAACACCTACTATAACACAAACACAGACACCACCGATATCAACACCAACACTAACACCAACACCTTCAACAACTCCCGCTGGAATACAAGCAACCATCGAATTTAGTTTCTTTGACAGTGGGTCTGGAGTTATTAGGGCAAGTATGGAAGTTATTAATGGAGTAACACTTGATAGTTTATCATGGGCTGGTACAGGAATTGGATATTCAGCTCTAGGTTGCAGTGGAACAGAAAACACACAACCGTTTAGCGATGTTCTAGGTATTGGGATTACTCAAATAACAACTGAGGTATGGGGTTCAATTTCAGCAATATTATCTGCTCAAAATCAAACAAATTCTTTTACTGTAAATGGAAATATAATAGATACTGTTTCTGAAATTATTACAGTAGGAGGTCATAATTACGTAATAAATGGAGTAACAGATTGTTTTTCCCCGTTAATATAAATAAAAAGAAAATATTACAATAAACAATATGGCTTCATACATTACCGAAATAACATCTTGTTCAATACTTGTCACTCCAACTACAACAAATACTGGTACTCCTACAGAAACGCCAACAAACACTCCAACTACAACAAATACTAGTACTCCAACAAATACTAGTACTCCAACAAATACTAGTACTCCAACTCAAACTGCAACGCCAACTCAAACACCGACACCTTCAATAACTGCTTCTCAGACTCAAACGCCAACTCAAACTGCAACACAAACCCAAACACCGACACCAAGTATTACAGCTAGTCAAACTCAAACACCAACACCTTCAATAACTGCATCTCAAACTCAAACGCCAACTCAAACTTCAACACTAACTCCTACCACTACTACCACATTAACGGCAACGCCAACTCAAACTGCAACACTAACTCCTACAACTACCACCACATTAACGGCAACGCCAACTCAAACTGCAACACTAACTCCTACCACTACCACCACATTAACGGCAACGCCAACTCAAACACCTACACCGAGTATTACTGCTAGTCAAACTCAAACACCGACTCAAACTGCAACACAAACTCAAACACCGACACCGAGCATTACTGCTAGTCAAACTCAAACACCGACTCAAACTGCAACACAAACTCAAACACCGACTCAAACTGCGACACGTACTCAAACACCTACACCTTCAATAACTGCGTCTCAAACACCATCATCAACACCAACACCAACAAAATCCTTCAACTCATTCTTGTTAGCATATAATGCAGTAGACGGATATACTGCTTGTAGTAACTACCCAACACTGTTTACTAATACGTATTATACTAGCCCAAGCGTTACGGTTATAGATGCAGGAGTAACAATCTATCAAAACAGCTCTCTAACTTCACCAGCTGGAAATGGATTCTATTCTGACGGAACTAATTTCTACAACACTAGTGCAGGATCTGGATTCCTTGCTAATAAGACATCGTGCATACCTCCAACACCTAGCCAAACACCAACAAGAACTCCACCATCAACACCATCGTCAACGCCACCATCAACACCAGCGTCAACACCAACTTCAACACAAACACAAACACCAACAAAAACTCCTACTCCAACTCCAACACCTACAAAACCTTCATATACTGTTAACATATACGCGCAACTACTAGGTACATCAGGTAATGTTACAGCTTTATATACTGCACCTAGTGCAACTGGTCCTTGGACTAGAAGAGGTTCAGCAATGGGAAGTGGATGTGTTGCTAAGTACGGTCCTGTTAGTATTCTCGGTGGTACTACACTATGGTATAGCGTTAGAGGTAATAGTGATAGTACTATTGTTTATGGTATATCAGGTGCAAGTAGTGCGACATGTCCTGGAACTGTTGGTACTTTATGTAGTTTCTCAGTTGTTGTTAATTCTGCAACAGATAGAGCAGTAACCTCATATGGAATAGTACAGGGAGGATGTTAAAATTAATAAAATTAAATATTCATATGGCGTCATATATTACCGAAATAATATCTTGTTCAACTACAGAAGTACTTATATATGCAAATGATATTGGTTCTTTGGGTGCTCAATTACAATATACAAGAAATGGTGGAGCGCCAATTCCTGTTGCTTCAATAGCAGGACCAACTTGTAGTTATGCAGGAACAATAACATCGGCGAATGTAAATATGGGTGATATACTTGAATTTTCTACATCTAGTATCGTTTATGCAATAAATGGTCAATTAAGTGCATCGTGTCCTTTTGCTTCACCAAGCACTTGTAGTTATATAATAACTGTAATTGCAGGAACTAATAATGTTGGAATAAAAATTGATTCAGATGGCCCTTGTGCGTAATATAAATAAAAAAAAATATTACAATAAACAATATGGTTTAAAAAACATTTCTATGTCTCCAATCATATTGTTTTGCTTCCTTATAATGTAATTTATATCCAAGATTTTTAATCATCTTACGTCCCATATTAATTCCATTAAATACATCTTCAACAACCACATACTCACTAGGAGTATGATAATTGTAATATCCTATTGAAAAATTAATACAAGAAAAATTAAACTTACCTCTTAACGCATAAACATCTGTATATGGATGAACCATGTATTGCATATCTTCATTAACCATTCCTTCAGTTAATACTTTATCACAAGCCTTAAAAAAATCAGAATCTCTATCAAATAAAACTTGTCCGAAACATTTTTCAGTAATCATCCAATTTTCAGGAGCATCAAATTGAATCCCATATCCAACATTTGTAAAAAATTCTTCTTTTGCCTTCATGGAACCATGACAACCTGTTTCTTCAGACACAAAAAATGCCGCCTTTAAATACGGTAGTTCTTTTAATAGAGTTAAACATGCAAATACTCCACATTTATCATCTCCACCAATACCTGTAGGTTTATCTTGGTTATTGTATGCCTTATAAGATAATTTAAGTTCCCCTTGAGTGTTTGGTAACATTTCTTCGTGAACATTAATTGTATCAATGTTGTGAACTGTATCTGTATGAGCAACCACACAAGGAAAGTAGAAATCTTCCGATAATTCAGAACTTTCTTGTTTTGTGGCATAAACATTCTTATGTTCATCAACAAAATGTTCAATATTGTTTTCTGTTAACCAATTAACCAAGAACTGAACCATTAGGTCTTCTTGATATGTTTTTGTGGGAACGCTTAAAACTTCTTTAAGCAATTGTAGATCTTGTGTCATAATGACAAAGATAAGTAAAAATTATATCTCTTCCAAATTAAATAATGTTGGCTGATAAAGTAGGTGATAAAAATTCTCTTCAGTTAGTTTTAAAATTGTTTGTTTCATTCCTTTAGAAAGTTTAACAACAATCTTATTTGGGTTCATTTCAAAATTTTCAATATAAAATCTAACATCTTTCTTTTTTGGTAAATCATATCTTTTACCAATCTCAAATTTCTTACTGATTCTATCCACCATACCAAGATAATCTTGCATGTTAAATTCGCCATCAGATAATGACCCATCTTCAATTTTTTCAATTATTTTATCTAAATTACGTTCAACGCTAAGATTAAATGACACACTATCAAATTTTTCAGCATCTTGGTATTCGTAAGTATCCTCTTGCCATCCTCCTACATTAATTTTATTTGATGCAAAAATTTTAGGTAGTAGTTCCTCAATTGGAAGTTGTAATGAATTTTCCCTAATATACCACATAACTAAATTTCCAACAGTTGTTGTGAATTCGTCATCAGATACATAGGTAAATCCGGCTTCTTTAAAATAATCATTTAATTCCTTCTCAATTGATTCTTGAGCAACTTGCGTCATTTCTGAATTCTTTTCGGACAGATAATCAGAAAGTATATCCTCTATTTCAACTTTAAATGTGTTTATTAGTTTATTCGCAAAATCTACTCTAAATTGTTCATTTTCCAAATCAAACTTTTTAGGATAAATTAATCTAGATATTAATTTTAGTTTTTCAATATTATCCTCATTTAATTCTCCAAAAACAGTATATCCATTTACAAAATCATCTTTCACCGAATACCAATCCATAAACTCATAACCTGAATAGTTTGAATTAATCATTCCCATAAACCAAATATCATCCTCATGTAATCCTACTGACTTCCAAAATTTATCATCATTAAATCTTAATTTAACAACGCTTAGTCCACGATTAGAATTGTCCACACTAACATGATAAATGTCCGGATCAGAATCCTCTAATTCATATCTAGAAATTTTACCTTTAACAAAATCCCTCAAAGCCATAAATGTGTCAAATGATGCCATATTGTTTATAAATACTAGTTTTAGTTGGAATTTACAATATTTATACTTACCTTTGAATAAGTTCTTTAACATATGGGGGTGACGTTAGCATTGATTGGCGTTTATATGATAAATGGGCACGTAGTCAGATGTCATCTATGACTTAAATCTATGATGGTAAAATTCAAATGGCAATACTTTTGCTAAAATGGCTGCTTTAGGTTTAACTAGAGAAGCTGTTGTTGTTGCTGCTTAATTGTAGAGAACAACTACGGGGTTTCTCATACGTACCTTGGAACAGAAATGGGCAAGGTGTAATACCACCCGAAGATGTATTAAGAGTCCCGTTCAGGAGTCTACTCTAACACAAGTGAATCCGACACAGTTATTGGTAACGATGTCAAAATAGGAACCAATTATTTGTCTGTTGTGAATTAACAGAATAAACGTGTAGTCCATTTATGGTATGGCGAGCAAGACTAGGAGGCAGAGTCCTACACCTCCACCAAATAAAAAAGGGTTCTAATTTGAACCCTTTTTTATTACATTTTCTTTAATTAAATTACATAATTCCCAAACCATATCATCCGACATATCATTTTTCATATAATTTATTGACCGAGATACCCACCTAATATTTCCTTTAATATATCCTTTAGAACTATCTATTCTATCTAAAGATGCTGTATATATTGGATTTTTATTTATTTTAGTGTAAGATGATAAAATCAATTTAACTCCACTAAATTCACAAATACCATTTTGTTTTTTCCATTGTTCATTTAAATCGTCAATAGTTACATCAATATCACGATACCTTTTTTTTATATTTCTATAATGATATCTAAATTTAGTGTACCCATCAAAACGATTATTTGAATGTTGTGAAATATCATAATTATTTTTTCTATCTCCAAAATTTTTAGCATTGTTTTTTCCAACGCAAGTTCTTGTACAAAAATTAGGTCTATTTAATTTTTCATTTCTTCTTATTTCAGTTAATGGTTTTTCAAATTCTACACCACAATTTTTACAAACACATTTACCCATTTTATATTTTGTTTTCTTTTTATCCATATAAATAAATATATGGAAATGGTTAAAAAACTATGGAGATGGTTGTTTTTTTAATTTATTATTTTTATTATTAAATTATGGGAACAGATTGTAATATATGTAGTAATAAATGTTTTGGAATACCAAGTCATCACGGTAGTTGTTGTACAATTGAGGATAGAAATTATATAATCGGTCCTCATCCAGACGCTGATGAATTTATTGAAACTCTTTCTAAAAAATTAGGTAGAGAAATTGAAAGGGAAGAAATATTTGTTGATTACGAAGAAGGTAAAAATATGTTTCCAGATAAATCTACTTGGCAAAATCAAGGTTCTTATCCCGCATTTAGAGTGGATTTTTACAATCCAAGATTACCTTGTATTTTTTATAATACTAAGATTAAATCTTGTAGCATTTACGATATTAGACCTCAAACTTGTAGAAATTATGAGTGTGAGTATCTCACCAATAATACTTTAAAATAATGTATTTTTAACAATTACATAATATTAAAAATTGGTCGTATAATAATAATTGTCTAATTATTAGTATCTAAAACAAGATACAATGTTTAAAAAAGTAATTTTATATTTAATACTATCCCTACCTTTTGTAGTTTATTCACAAGACACTTTATTCTCAAAAAATTTAACAAATATCACAGTTCGTTCTGCGGGCAAGAAAAATACTGAAGTGGCAGTAATAACAACTATTCGTAATTCATCCGTAGTTTCCGATGGAGTATCCATAGAATTTATTAAAAAAACACCTGATAGAAATGTGGGTGATGCACTTAAAAGAGTGAGTGGTGTAACGATTCAAAATGATAAGTTTGTATTAGTAAGAGGATTAGCAGACAGATATAATTCTGCAATCCTAAACAAAACTTTATTACCATCAACTGAACCTGACAGAAGAGCATTTTCATTTGATATAATTCCAACAGCATTAATTGATAATATTATAGTTGCCAAATCAGCGTCAGCAAACCAAACAGGAGATTGGAGTGGTGGGTTGGTTCAAATTACAACAAAAGAAGTTTCCGATAATTTCTTTAATATCTCATTGGGAAATGGTTATGGGTTGGTTTCAACTTTAAAAGATTTTAAGTTAGTTCAATCTACTGAATTTCCTTCTACATTCCCATCTACATACGGATATCGTGTTAGTAGTAATGGTGATAAAAGATTATTCACAAAACAATTAGGTAATCCAATAACAGAAAGGTTCAAATCAACTCCAAACTTAAATGGAGGTTTATCATTTGGTGTAAAGAAAAACAAATTTAATGTTTTATTCAATTCAACGGTTAGAAACTCATA